CTTGCCGGACTTCCGACTATCTTCTTTTTCTTCCCTTCTATTCTTCTTCCCTTCTATTATATGCTTCACTTGTGGTTCACTTGTGGTTCGCCGCTGCTTCCCCTTTGCTTCACCCCCCTGGAAAACCTCCCAGTTTTTAACGACATAGACGCTGTGACACCGCGTCGACTGTGTTCTGACTATGAAGCGACTCCGTCCGAGGTGGGTCAGCGTTCTGAGCATGGTGGGGCTTGTGACTGCTGCCTCCTCTGCCAGCGTCCTGTAACTTTTTGCTGTGCCACCTGCTGGAATCATGATTTTTGTTCCACATTTTGGGCAGATCCATTCGCCCGGGGTCCAGTTAACGGAGCGCAGAATCCCAATCATGGCCTTGAACCGCTCCCCTGGCAGGGATCGCCATAGCCCATCGTCCTGTGAACTGCGCCACACCTTGAAAAAGGTGTCCTTCACATTACGCCGCGCTGTTTTCCAGGTCGCTGAGGCGCTCCTTGATTAGCGCGTTGATGGTGGCGGCCCTGCTCACCTTGGCCCCTGCAGCCTCTGATCGCCGCTTCCTGTCTCGCTCGACCGCTTTCAGCAGCGAGTTGTCGAAACGGTGGTTCACCACTGTGTATGTCTTCTCGGTTTCTTTTGTAGGCATGCCACCCTTTTATACTCATGCACGCGTTTGGTCAACAGAATATTTACAGATTAAACAATGTTCGAGTTCGATGTTTTCACGATGAGCGTGGTAGGATCGTGTCATGGCGTCCGACATGTGGCAGCCCGGCATGGTCATCGCGGTGGACACCCGCGAGCAGGCCCCGTACAACTGGCCGGGCCGTTGCGCGCGAACCACGCTTGCCACCGGCGACTACGCCATCCTGGGAGCTGAGGCACTGGCCGCGGTGGAGCGCAAGAGCCTCCCGGACCTGCTTGGCAGCATCAGCGGTGGGCGGGCGCGCTTCAAACGGGAGTGGGATCGCCTCTCGGAGATGAGGTCTGCCGCCTTGGTCATCGAGGCAGACCTTCCTGGGCTGCTGGCCGGCACCGACCACAGCCAGATGAACCCGCGGGCGGCCATCGGGACCCTGGCGAGCTGGAGCGTGCGCTGCGGCATCCCTGTTTGGTTCGCCGCCGACCGCCGGCACGGGGCCGCGATGACCGCGCTCATCCTGCGCCAGGTCTGGCGACACCACTTGACCGCCGAGGAGCGCGAGGCTGCTGCGCTCGCCGGCGTCGATGCAGAAAAAACCGGCCACACGTTGGCCACGTCGTCGCCACAGTCGCACCGTGTGCCGCCGCAGAATCGACCCAAGCAACCACCCCACGAAGAAGACCGGGCGCGACACGTCGAATCCGTAACATCGCGATAACTTTATCAGATTTGGAAAAGTGCGAGCAGGCAGCGGCAGTGCGCTGCTCCAACCTTTGTAACTCCGCAAGATGTTGGTCTTTTCTTGACAGTAAATGTTGCTAGCAACAGAGGCTGTCGAGTTGGCGTGACTGAATCGGATTGGTCGTGGTAGGCTCGACCCATGAGCAAGAACACTCCTGAAGAATCGAAGCCGCAGTGGCGGAACCGCATCGTGGAACAGGTCGACATGCCTGTAGGCCAGATCACCGCGAACGCGATGAACTGGAGGAAACATCCGCGTGGCCAGGCCGCAGCCATGAACGGCATCATCGATGAGGTTGGGTTGGTCCAGTCGGTGGTGCTCAACCGCCGCAGCCCCGCGGCGGGCTGGCCGGATGGCACAGACCCTGCNCTGGTGGATGGTCACCTGCGGCTGGAGCTGGCAAAGAAGCAGGGCGAGCAGACACTGCCGGTCACTGTGGTGGACCTCTCCGAGGCTGAAGAGAAGATGGTCCTGGCCACCTTCGATCCCATCGGGGGGCTGGCCAGGTCCAACGACGATATCCTTCAGAGGTTGCTGCCGCAGATCGATGCACAGAAGCGCGGCGTGCGCGCGCTGTTGGAGGAGATGTACAAGGGGATCAAGGGCAAAACCAAGGAGGGTGAACCGCCTGAACCCAAGGTGGACCAGGCAGACCAACTGCGTGAGAAGTGGAAGACCGAGACGGGCCTACTCTGGGTCATCAACAGCATCTCCACACCTGGCGAGAGCCATCGCCTGCTCTGCGGAGACAGCACCAGCGCGGAGGACGTGCGCCGGCTGATGAACGGGAAGCGGGCTCGGTTGTTCGCCACCGACCCGCCATACCTCGTGGACTACAATGGGACCAACCATCCGCAGGCGTGGGGATCTACAGCGAAGCGCAAGGGGCAGGCCAACAAGGATTGGTCCGACGACTACAAAGACTGGGACAATGCCAAGGATGGTGACGGGCTTTACGATGGTTTCGTGGGGGTGGCGGTGGCCGAGGCCATCGACCCTCATGCTGCATGGTATTGCTGGCACGCATCCCCCCGCCAGGCCATGCTCGAGGAGGTCTGGGAGCGGCACGGGGCCCGCGTCCATCAGCAGATCATCTGGGTCAAAGATCGCAGCATCATGACGAGAACTTGGTATCATTGGCAGCACGAACCCTGCTTCTACGGGTGGATCAAGGGCAACAACCCTGACCTCGCGGAAGGCGCCCCCAGGATGAGCACTGGCAAGCCCACCACCGTCTGGCAGTTCCCCACATCGAAGCCGGGCGTTTCCAACCTGCATCCGACCCAGAAACCTGTGGAGCTTTTCGCCATCCCGATGCGCCAGCACTTGCTCCGCGGCGAGCTCTGCTACGAGCCATTCAGCGGCAGCGGAACCCAACTCATCGCAGCGGAACAGGAGGAACGAATCTGCTATGCTATGGAAAGGTCGCCGCAATTCGTCGCTGTCGCGCTCGAACGATTGTCCGACATGGGGCTGAAACCGGAACTGGCCGCCAGCGACGATTAGTCCGGAGTTACTCGATGGCACGCCGCGACGCTCTGACCCTCGAAATCCAAGAACGCGTCTGCGAAGCGATCCGGCTCGGTGTCCCGTATAAGCACGCAGCGAGGGCCGCAGGAATTGCAGAGTCCACTTTTTACAAGTGGTTACGAGAAGGGCAAGCGGCAAAACAGGGCAAGCGCAAGGCCTTTGCGTTGGCCATTGAAAAGGCCAGATCTGAGTGCGTTGTCAACCTGGTGGCCCAACTCCATCTCCATCTCCCGCGGAACTGGCAGGCGATCATGACCCTGCTGGAGCGCCGATACCCGGAGGACTTCGCCCGGACGGTGCGGCACGAGCTCTCCGGTGACGTCGGGATTGCGTCTGCTGATGTGCGGCAGGCCCGCGGCGAGCTGCGGCAGATCGTCGGAGGAAAGGCTGTCGGCGCAATCGCTGGCGGGAATGGCCATGGTCGGGTTCTGCCGATCGGCGGTAACGGCGCGGGCGGCGAATCAAAGAAGGCGTAGTGCGGCGGCTGTGCTGCTCTCGAACCGCGATCTATAGGGGACGAGCCGAGCGAGATCGCTGTCAAGCGAAAACGGGAGCCATGGACTTTCCACGTGAAACATTGTCGATTCGCGGTGTGGTCTAAGGCCCCCACATGAGCCTCCCGGACTGGAAGCGGGCCCTCCACACCTCCGCTGCACACCTCTCGGTCCAGCTCGGCGACCCCTGGTTGCCCTACGACCACCTGGTTTACCTCGCAGATCGCGTCCAGCAGGCGCTGGCGAAGCCGGGCGGCGGCCGGCTCATCGTCAACATGCCTCCGAGGCACGGCAAGAGCATGTTGATCTCGCACCACCTGCCGGTCTGGTACCTCGAGGCATTCCCCTGAGCGGCAGGTGATCATCACCAGCTACGGTGCGACCCTCGCAGCAGACTGGGGGCGGAGGGTCAGGGACACGTTCCTGTTGGACGAGACGTGGACGAACATCCGGCCCGACGTGCGCGCAGCCAACCGCTGGCTCACCCCGGAGGGCGGGGGCATGGTCACCGCCGGCGCCGGCGGCCCCATCACCGGGCGAGGCGGCCACCTGCTCATCATTGATGACCCCTACGAGAACTGGCAGCAGGCCCAGTCGCAGCTGTTCCGCAAGAGCATCACCGACTGGTTCCAGAGCACCCTCTACACTCGAGCAGAGCCAGGCGCGACCATAATTCTTATACAGACCCGCTGGCACCAGGATGACCTCACCGGTTGGCTCATGGATGACCACTCGGATGAGTGGGATCTCGTCAGCCTGCCGGCCATCGCAGAGGAGAATGACCTGATCGGCAGGCCAGTCGGAGCTCCACTCTGCGCAGAGCGGTACGACCTGGATGCGCTGATGCGGATCAAGGGCGGGCCATCGTCAGCTGGAATCGGGTCGATGGTCTGGTCTGGAATGTATCAGCAGCGCCCATCACCCGCCGGCGGAAACATCTTTAGGTTGGGCCAGATGAAGTTCTGGACGGACGCGCCAGAGACGTTCGACACGGTGCTGCAGAGCTGGGACATGGCTTTCAAGGACCTCAAGACCTCCAGCTTTGTGGTCGGCCAGGTCTGGGGCCGGCGCGGCGCAGACTGCTACTTGCTAGATCAGGTTCGCGAGCGCATGGACTTCGTGACCACCGTCAGTTCGCTTCGGAACCTCAGCGCCAAGTGGCCCGAGGCCAGGCTGAAGTTGGTCGAGGACAAAGCGAACGGGCCGGCTGTAATTTCTGCACTCCAATCTGAGGTCCAGGGTCTGGTGGCGGTCACGCCGCGAGGCAGCAAGGAGGCCCGGGCCCACGCGGTCTCGCCGCTCTTCGAGGCGGGCAACGTCCATCTTCCGCACCACAACGTGCGGCAGTGGGTGCGCGAGTACATCGACGAGATGACCAACTTCCCCGCTGCGAGGAATGACGACCAGGTTGACGCCACCACGCAGGCTCTCGACCGACTCGATCCAAGGCGATCTTCGCGCCTGGCTGGCAACATCCGATTGCCGGACATGTCAGGTGCCAGCAATTGGCGGCTGAGTTGACGCGGTACATCACCCCGCTGTAGGCTCGGTGAATGGCCAAGCAGCCCAAGCCCGCGAAGGGCCCCCGCAAGATCGAAGGCCCCATGACAGAGCTCGGGGCCACCGGCCTCAAGCAGTACGGTGGGATTCTTTCCGAAGAGTTTCTCTACGAGCTCCGCGGCAAGCGCGGCGCAGAAACGTACACCGAGATGTCGGAGAACGATCCAGTCGTTGGTGCGGTGCTCTTCGCCATCGAGATGCTCATCCGCCAGGTGTCGTGGGACGTGGAGCCGGCCGGCGACGAGGAGTCGGACCTGGCTAACGCGGCGTTCCTGCGCTCGTGCATGGACGATGTGGACGTGCCATGGTCGGAGGTCATCGCTGAGCGGCTGTCCATGCTCACCTACGGATGGGAGGCGTGCCACCCGGTCTACAAGCTGCGCAGGGGGCAGGCGGGCGAGGTGCAGAGCGAACACGACGACGGCAAGATCGGGTGGCGCAAGCTGCCAACCCGGGCCCAGGATACGCTGCTCAACTGGGAGATGGGCGATCACAGCGAGGTGGAGGGTGCGACGTTCAATGCCCCGCCCCGCTACGCGATGGTGACCATCCAGAGCGACCGGCTGCTGTTGTTCCGCACCACGAGCCGGCGCGGATCGCCTGAGGGCAAGTCGATCCTGCGCAACGCTTACAAGCCCTGGTATTTCAAGTCCAAGATCGAGGTCTACGAGGCCATCGGCGTAGAGCGCGACCTGGCGGGGATGCCGGTGGCCAAGGTGCCGATGGAGTGGCTGGGCGACAGCGCCAGCGCCGCAGAGAAGTCCCTCGTTGCGGAGATCAAGCGCATCGTGCGCAACATCCGCATGGACGAGCAGATGGGAGTGGTCTTTCCCCGGCTGCTGGACGACAACGGCAACGACATGATCACGCTGGATTTGATGGCCGCCCCGGGGGCGAAGCAGATCAAGACCGGCGAGATCGTCAACCGCTACAATCAGATGATCGCGGTGTGCGCGCTGGCCGACTTCGTGCTGCTGGGCCAGCAGAAGGTGGGGAGCTTCGCGCTGGCCAGTTCGAAGACAGAGATCTTCGCCACCGCTCTGGGTGCGTGGTGCAAGTCCATCGCCGACACCCTCAACCGGGTGGAGGTGCCGAGACTGTTCGCCCTCAACGGCTACAGCGGAATCCTGCCCCGCATCGTGGCCGGGGACATCGAGGAGCGGGACCTGGGGCAGCTCGGGGAGTACCTGGGCAAACTCGCCGGCGCGGGCATGATGCTGTTCCCGGATGACGAGCTCGAGCGCTACTGCCGCCGGGCCGCGGGGTTGCCAGAGCCATCGGACGACGAGCCCGCCAAGGATGTGCCTGATCCAGGAGACAACATCGGCAAGCGGCTGGAGGCGCTGGAGGGCCAGGTGGGCAACGTGCTGGCCGCACTCGCCAAGCTGGCCGACTGATGTTCGCCACCCGCCCCGCCCGCATGGTCAAGCGGGTCCACCCACGTCAGCGAGCCGTCTACACCGCTGCCGAGCGCATCGAGCGGGACATGGAACGCGCGCTGCTGGAGCAGATCAAGGCGCTGCAGGCAGAGGGTAAACTCTCCGAGATCGCTGAGGCCATCCAGGTGGCCAGCCCAGACGAGGTGTTGGAGCTGGTCAACGCCCGGGGCGTCAAGGGCATCGGCACCGCATTGGAGCCGCACGTGGTCAGCGGGGCCGCGGCAGGTGCGCAGGTGGCGGCGAAGGAGCTAGGCAAGGTCCTGGTGCTGGACATGCGCCGGCCCCACTTCCAGAGATGGCTGCGCGAGCACATGAGCACGATGGTCAAGCAGACCTCGGGCACCAGCATCAAGGCGCTGAAGGTCACGCTGCGCGATGGCATCAACCGCGGGCGCCACCCGATGCGGTTGGCCAAGGACCTCAGGCAGAGCATCGGACTGACCGATCCGCACGCCAAGGCGGTGGCCAAACTGCGGCTGAGGCTGGAAGCGGAAGGGGTGCCTGCGGCCCGGGCAGACAAGCAGATCGATGCGTACCGCCAGAAGTTGCTGCGCTACAGGGCGCGGAACATCGCCCGGACAGAGAGCATGCAGTCGGTGTCTGCTGGGCGGCAAAAGTTGTGGGAGCAGCTCACAGCGGACGACGCTTGGCCCGGCGACAAGCCGCCGAAGAAAAGTTGGCTCACTTCGCTCGATGAGGCGGTCTGTTTCCCAGCTTGGACAACGGTGGAGACCCCCGCTGGCCCGCGACCCATCCAGCAGATCCGCCCCGGTGACATGGTGCTCACCCGCCACGGTACACGGCGCGTGGTGGCCACAAGCGCACGGGAGTACGCCGGGCGCATGGTGGACATCAGAACGACCACGGGGCAGGTGACAGCGACCGCAGGGCACCCCTTCTGGGCCAACGGCGGGTGGACCCGTGCGGAGGACGTTCGATCAGGTGCACTTCTCCAAG